AAGCCACGCACCAAGACATTGAAATCGGGTTCCAGAGCGTCACAGCCTAAACGCACCTCAGCAGCACAGGAAGCGCAGAACCGCGCACGAAAAACTGGTCGCGTCAACGACGCCGCGGCCGCAATCAAAGCCTTGCTATAGGAGCATAAACTATGACTATCATTGCAAACACCTTTACGTCTTTTGACGCCAAGGGTATCCGCGAGGAGCTGGCAAACGTCATCTCGAACATCGCGCCAGAAGAAACACCCTTCACATCCAACGTCGGTTCCGAAAATGTGTCTAACACATTTTTTGAGTGGCAGGTCGATGACTTGGCTGCTGTCGACGTCACGCCAGTAATAGACGGAGACGATGTTGCATCGTTTGACGCCACCACTGCCACAGTCCGCGTGGGTAACTACACGCAGATCCGCCGTCGCAGCATGATTATTGCTGACAACCTCGGCTTCCAAGATCTGGCTGGTCGCAACGATGAGGTTGCATATCAGCTCGCCAAGCGCGGCAAGGAGATCAAGCGCGACTTGGAAACAATCTACACAGGCAATACAGCCCGTTCCGCCGGTTCAGCTTCCGCTGGTCGCGTAACTGCTGGCCTGGGTGCGTGGATTGCAACCAACGTCAACAAAGCTGGCGACGGCACCAACCCAACTGCGGTTGACGGTTCCGACGCTCGTAACGACGGCACGCAGCGTGACTTCACAGAAGCCATGCTCAAAGACGTGATGCAGAAGGCATACACAGAAGGCGGCAACCCATCCATGCTGATGGTCGGCCCGTACAACAAGACAGTCGTGTCTGGCTTCGCAGGTATTGCGGCTCAGCGCTACCAAGCACCATCTGATGGCCCAACAACCATCATCGGTGCAGCTGACGTTTATCTGTCAGACTTTGGCGCCTTGACTGTTGTGCCTAACCGCTTCAGCCGTGAGCGTGACGCATGGTGCCTCGACACTGAGTACGCGTCAATCGCAACTCTGCGTCCGATCCAAAAAGTGGATCTTGCCCGCACCGGCGACGCAGAAAAATCAATGCTAATCTGTGAGACCGGCGTGAAAATTTCCAATGAAAAGGCTCACGGCCTGATCGCTGACTTGAACGTATCGTAAATATGGTGGGGCGGCTTCGGTCGCCCCATTACTCTGGAGGGTAAGATGAAAAGACTTTTTAGCCGCGACGAGGCGACAGGGATTACGAAATATTGGCACGTCAAAAGCAATGGCGAATATGTCATTGAGACCGTGCAGGACAGCACAAAGATCATCGAAGCAAACAAGCGCTCGTATAACGACGTGTCGGGAAAATTCGGAGAACATGCCAAGGTGGCCTCCATCCCGCTTTCCGTGTATTATGAGCTGAAGAGGCAGGGGATCGCTGACGATCCCAAGGCGCTGCGCAAGTGGCTCAACCAGTCGGAAAATCAGGCGTTTCGCACGCGAGAAGGTACACTGTAATGGCGATCACAACGTATGACGAGCTAAAGGCATCTATTGCCAACTGGCTAAACAGAGACGACCTGACGGCGGTCATACCGGATTTTATTGCGTTGGCGGAGGCGCAAATTGCGCGAGACGTCCGCCACTGGCGCCAGGAGAAGCGCGTATCGACAACGGCCAACGAGAGATATGAAAACCTGCCGATTGACTGGCTGGAAATGATCCAGATACAGCTTTCGGAGGGTGGGCGATTGCAGGCCATATCCGCTGAAGGCTTGCAGAAGCTCCGGGAGGAAAGCTCTACTGCCCAGAAGCCAAAGTATTATCGGCTGACATCTGACCAAATTGAGCTCTACCCTGTGCCAGACACCACATATGAGGTGTCCATGCAATATTACGCGCGAGTTCCTGCCTTAACATCCGTAGATTTCGCAAACTGGGTTTTGACTTACTACCCAGATGTCTACCTCTACGTATCACTATTGCACACCGCGCCTTACCTAGCAGACGACCAGAGGACTACTGTTTGGGCGTCACTGTACAAGTCTGCGGTTGATGCGCTAAATCAGGACAACGAGAAATCACGGGTCTCAGGCCCACTTCGTATGGGGATGCCTAGATAATGGTTGATACAACTTGGACACAAACCGCAGGCATGACCAGCGAAACTGACACTGACAATGTTGAGGATTACTCGGAGCAGGCGGAAGCGTCTAAGGACGCAGCCGCCGCGTCTGAAGCTGCTGCATCTACAAGCGCATCTAATGCTGCCGCAAGCGCAGTTAACTCATCTACAAGCGCGTCTCAATCTTTTACATCTTCGGTTGCTGCACAGGCTGCGCAAGCTGCTGCGGAAACTGCGCAATCAGGTGCAGAGACTGCAAAAACGGCCGCAGAAACAGCGAAGACGGCCGCAGAGACAGCTAAAATTGCTGCGGAAGCCGCAGAAACTGGATCGACTACAGCGCAATCGGCGGCAGAAGCCGCTCAAGCTGCCGCAGAGACTGCGGAAGCAAACGCGGCTACATCTGCGTCTAATTCAGCTACTAGCGAAGCAAATTCATTAGCATCCGCATCCAGCTCGGCCACTAGCGCATCAGACGCGGCAAATACGCTTGCCTCCGTGCAGACTGTGTTTGACAACTTTGATGACCGTTACTTGGGCAGCAAATCTTCTGATCCAACTGTAGACAACGATGGTAATACATTGCTTGTTGGGACAATTTACTGGAATAGCGTTAGCGAAGAGCTGCGGTTTTGGAACGGAAGTGCTTGGGAGGCTCCATCAGCATCTGCGGCTAACTCCGCATCAGCGGCGGCAACAAGTGCTTCATCTGCGGCTACATCCGCAACTGCGGCATCATCCAGCGCATCATCAGCGACCACGAGTGCCGCTAGTTCGGCCTCCAGCGCCGCTGCCGCTGCCTCTAGTGCATCTGCCTCAGCTAACTCAGCTTCCGCAGCCGCTACCTCTGAGGCCAACGCAGATGTTTCTGAGGCCAACGCCTTAACGTATAGCTCCAATGCCGCCACAAGTGCTGCACAGGCTGCATCATCTGCCGCTGGTATTGCTGGCTATGACTTGGATGTGATTGCTGAGACCAAAGGCGTCACAGCTACTGACGTATTCGTGTACGACACCAGCAAGGACAGTGACGGCGGTGCATGGCGTAAGCGCACACAAGGCACTAGCTGGTACAATGAGACACTGAACACTAGCACCCGTGGTTCTCGCAAAGAGTTCCCTGCGGTTGCTGTGATTGTAGCTGAAAGCGACAAGGTTACGATCTACGATGGTGATAACCCTGATCTGCCTATGTGGATGGTGTTTAATGAGGCCGCTACCACTAAGGATATGCTCGGACGCAGAGATGTTTGGGCCGTAGAAATGCTTAATGGCTTATTATGTGTTGTTTCAAATGATGCAGCAAGTCCGGGTGGATATGCCCCTCTTATTAAAATAAACTTCATAAATGATGTTGTTAAACACATAAATGCTACTGGAACTTACACATTTCCAGAAACAATTAGCGAAAGAGAAGCTGCGGTATATTCTTCTTCAAATTCAACTGACGCAGCCTATTGGATCTCTGCTGAAGGAAAGTTGGCACACAACACCCTCAACGACGTAGCAATGACCGTGCTACCCAACGCCCCTATTGATGCTGCTACAGGATTGCCTGTGCCTACGATTGCGGTGGCTACTGATGGTGGGGTTTCGGTTATCAAGGATGATGGGACTGTTGTTGATTTAACTTACACAGCGTCTGTTAGCAATGAGGCTGGTGGAGTTTGGTTTCCTTCTTCTGGCGGGATTGCTTGGCAGTCTCGTTATTCTTCTAGTGGTTATGTATACACTCTTGTTGAAAATGAAATTCCATCGTCAGACAAATCAACTGCATCGGATGCATTATATGCCAACTTCGGGCAAGAAAACTTTGTAGGGAATGACTTGATAACTCTTGGGACATCTCAACCTAGAGAATTTATCGATAGTGTTATTGGTTCGCCAAACGGTTTCACACGCATTGATGAGAAACCGACAGCCCCATCAGAGGGCATGGTCACCTACACCACCTCCGACTACAACACAGGCTGGATGAACGGCGACACCAAGGGTGCTTTCCTGAGCGACACTGACACCACTAATCTGGTTGGCTCTGGTGAGCTTATCAGCAATGGTGGGTTTGATGAGGATTATGGCACGTTTGGCTGGCAGGCTTATAATTATCAAGGCTACGATGTCTACATAACGCAAACTGCAAGCGGCTTAAAAGTTGAGAACGGCGCATCTGGCGGTGTTGCCGCAGCATACCAAGTGATTGATACTACCGTTGGTGAGACGTATGTCATTAAACTTGATGTGGTTGCATCTGATTCTACCCCTAGACTACTCGTTAGGACATCCTCCGCAGCAGGCCCGAAACTGCTTGAGACACATTTTACCGATGGAGTTGGAACGTATACTGGCACATTTACTGCCACAACTACGACTGCATACGTTGTTCTATCAGTGGACACTGTTGCGGCAAATAGCTCTACTACCTTCGACAACATCTCCGTAAAACTAGCAGACGCAGACCGCAGCGTGAACAACAACGGTTTGGTGGTTAGCAGCAAGACTTATGACCCTTGGCACGATGACCTTAACCTAGCATTTGATGATGAGAGCTTCACAGTGGACCGTGAGGCGTCTGACTTCATGTCTGCTATCACGCACGATGCTTCCAGCAATGCCACTATGACAGGCGGCTATGGCCCTGAGCTGGTGACTGCGCAAGACTATTCATCAGGTTGGACTGCGGGTGGTGCTTGGACTATTTCTGGCGGTGAGGCTTTAGTTTCTGGTGTTGGCGATCTAACCAGCGAAGTCACCATTCCGTCTGCGGGTGCTTACACATTTAAGTTTAGGGTTAAAAGTATATCTTCTGGCTCGATTGGGGTTTCCTATGTGCCGGGGTCTGGTACAGCCACTATTTCTGATGCAGGTACTTTTGCTTCAACATTTGTTCCGGGTTTCATTGAGCGTACTTTTGTGTTTTCGTCTGGAGGCACATTCTCTGTTAAGGTCTTCTCTGGTGCCGCTGGCAACATCGCAACCGTAGTTGATCCATCAGTCCGTGAAATCCCTAAAGTACAGTGGCGTCCACATAACTTGCTGGCGTATTCTGAGGATTTTACGAATGCGGCTTGGGTTAAGACTAACACTACTGTAACGGCTAATGCTGCGGTTGCACCTGATGGAACTAATACGGCTGATGAGATTAGCCATACGAGTACGAGTGCTACGTTTGCACAGTCGCCAAGTGCTATTGACGGTGTTTCCTACAAGCAAGGTATCTTTGTTAAGTATGTAGATCACCAATGGCTTCGTATTTTCGGGGATATTGGCTCCGTTTATTTTGACCTCTTGAAT